TGCGTCTGAGCCAGTGCAGTATGGCCGCGAAGAGCTGGTCATATCGCACAAGGTCTATCTGAAGCCGGGCGTGGATCTGCAGGCTGACGATATTCTGGTCTTCAACTCCAAGCGCCTGCGTGTGGTTGGTATTCTTGATCCTGGCACGTTCGCGTATTCTGGCTACCACATGGGCCACGTGATCGCGGATTGTGTCGAGGATGAAAGCGACGATACCGCATGAGCGCCAGCAGTGAATTCTTCAAAGCCAAGATCCGCACGGCGGCGCTCAACGCTGTGCGTGACGGTATTGATGTGTCCGCCAAAAGGCTCCAGACGAATATCAAAAACGCCTGCAATCAAGGAAGTAGCATCGGGACACGTACACGTACGCGGAACACTTCAAAAGGCCGCAAAGGCTCAACTTACAAAACTTGGGTTGGCGGCTCTCCACCGGGCAAGCCACCATTCAACTACACCGGCAATCTCATTCGGTCTATCAAAGTGGATGAATCTCAACTAGAAACATCCAAGCCTAAGGCACGCGTTGGCACCAATGCGGTGTACGCTCCGCCTCTGGAGTACGGAAGCCGGAGAAATGCACCGCGCCCATTCCTGCGGCCTACTCTGGTCAACAGTAAGACCGAGCTTGCCGAGCTTTTCCAGAAGAAAGTCTTCGCCTCTTTTCGGAGGTACATGCGATGAGCCAAGATGTGGTCAAAGCATTCTACGACCAGCTGATCAGCGATCAGACCTCTGGATCGTTCTACGATCGCGTGAGCGGCCGGATCTACGAGCTTGAAGGCCCGACCAACGCGGCCTTGCCTCTGGCGGTGTTCTCGCTGATCACCTCGCCATATGCCGACACCTTTGACAGTTCGTCAATCAAGGACTATACGTTTCAAGTCGATATCTACGGCAGGAAGCGTGCAGGCATGTCTGCGGCAGGAGCGATCAACACGGCGCTTTTCACGCTGCTTGACCGCCAGACGATCACGGTTCCCAATAATGATGACGGCTTGGTTCGCTGTTTGATCCAAGGCGTCAGGACTGTTGAAGATGATGCGGTGCGTATCCGCTCTGAATGGATTGTTCAAACGGGCTTACTGGCCTAAGGAATACTGAATGGCACGAATCGTAGGATCAGACGGCGGTTGCACCGTTGACGGCTACAACCTCAAATTCACTACTTGGTCTGCGACCTTCTCACAAGTGGTCACGGATACCTCAGCATTTGGCGACACCTTCGCCCAGAAGCGTGGCGGCCTGATGTCTGGCACCTTCTCCGCAGGCGGCGTGTTGCAAGATGGTGCATCTCCGAACACACCAATGCCAGCTTCAGCAGGCGACATTGCCATGGCTGCTACTGGCGTAGCTGTGGATCTGCAAGCCAACAGCACTTCCTCTTTGTGGGAAGGCTCTGCTGTGATCGCCAACTTCTCGCCAACCGTCACCAATGCTGGAGAAGCCACCGCGACTCTTGACGGTGAGTTCACCGGCGCAATCACGATCACCTGGGCAGAAGCCTAAGGCGGTGCCACATGGCCAGAATCGTAGGTTCTGACGGCAACTGTGTACTCACAGGATATGGCCTCAAATTCACCTCATGGTCTTTGACTTTGAGCAACGTGGTCACGGATACGTCGGCCTTTGGTGATACCTTTGCGGCCAAGCGTGGCGGGCTCATGTCTGGCTCGTTCACCGCGACGGGCGTGATCCAAGATGGCGGTTCTGGCAATAGCCCGATGCCGCATGCGGATGACCCAGCAGCGCCGAGTGATTCCAACATCGCCATGAGCGCGGCCGGTACTGCGTTCATTGGGTACGCATCCGATCGCACTGGATCGGCTGATGATTCGTTCTGGTCCTGTGCTGTTGTCGTATCGTCGGCGGCACCGACATCGTCCAACGCTGGCGAGGCTACAATGACCATCTCTGGCGAAACCACGGGCGATATATCCATCACATGGGATGAGGCATAATGAGACCAGCACGGACGCTGCAAGATCTAGTCACAGTTCTCACCTTCAAAGGCCGCAAGACCGGCAAGCTGATCACGAAGCGTTGCGCCTCCACTACCAACCATACCATCGAAAAAGCCCAACTCAGTGCCATGAAGTTGTACTATCTGGTGGACGATCCTGACCGGCTGGTGAGTATCGAGACCAAGACCAGAAAGCAATGGATGGAGGAAGGCTACAAGCCACAGCCTCCGCAAGACCTGAGAGGCTAAAATGATCAAAGATGTAGAGGTGAAGTTGAGCGGCCAATCATTCACGGTTGGCCGCTTTTCCGTGTCTGATATTCACCGCGTTGGTGAGCTGGTGTATCGCGTTCGGCGTGATCGCCTGGTCGATGACCTGAGCGCCATCGGCTTGGACGCTGAAGCCAAGTTGGCCAAGGTCAACGAGCTGCGGGCCAAGTGGGAGAATGGGCTGGAGGTGCTGCGTGCGGCTTACTTCATGGACGGTGCCCAGATCATCTGCCGTGAAGCCTTGCAGAAGTCAGGCCACGACACGGCTCTGCTTGATGACTGCGAAGACCTCAAAGAGTTGGTGCTGGCCTCCACGGTGATCTGCGGCCTGCCTGATCCGTTTGCCGAGAGTGAGCAAGAGGACGAGGCCGATGAGGTCGATGACGAGGTTGAGGAGATCAAGCCAGACGATCAGTGAGACAGCCAGCACTGCCCGACAAGCGCGAATGGATGCGAGAGCGGGCACTGCTGGCGCATTACTTTCCGGGCGTTGGAGAGCCGATATACCTGACGTTGCCCGAGTGGAATGGCCTGCTCGAGCAGATTCCGAAGCTGCTGTCATTCGGCGAGCCTCGTGCGAAAAGCCACCGCGAGTCTGTCGAAGAGAATATGAGGCGAATGTATGGCTGATCTTTCTGCTGGTGCTCTGACTGTCACAATCGACGCTGACTTGACCAAGCTGGAGAATGGCTTGAGCAAGGCGGAGCAGAAGGTCGGCGAGACTACGCAAGACCTGGACAAGATGAGTCGGTCGGCCGAGAAGGCTGGCGAGAAGACTGGCGGATCGTTCCAAGGAGCAGCGGTTCAGGTTGAGCAATTCCAAGCCAAGCTCAGCAAGGTGCTCGGCGTCTTGGCTGGTCTCGGTGCTGGCATTGCGATCCTCAGTGGCTTGGCCAAGTCAATGATTGACGCCAAGCAAAACACTGGCGCGCTGAGTGACGAGTTTGCAAAATTCCAACGTGACTATGTGGAGCTGACCAGCAGCCTGCCGCTGATCGGCCAGCTGACAAAGTTTGTTGATGATCTTGGTATCGCCTTTGGCTTTCTTGATGATCCAGTGCGACAAGCCAAACTTGAGGTATACGCACTAGAGAAAGCCATCGAAAATCTTGACAAGATTCGATCGGTGAGACGGACAACTGAAGACTTCCAAGCGCTGGCCTTCCAAATGGAAAACAGTGCATCCGCGCTTGAGATGTTCCAGATGGGATTTGATCCGCTGCAACGTCAAGCAGAAGATGCACTGCTGACCGTTGAACAGCAAATTCGTGACATTGAAAAGCAGCTTGATCAGTTTAGAGGCGCGGACGGAGGCCTATTCTTTGACGATACAGAAGAAGGACGCAAACAGGAGCAGATATACGAGGATTTGCTTGGCACACTTGAAGGCTTGAAAATTCAACAAAGAGATCTGCAGACTGCAACCAATGACGTCCTCCAACTCAGACGCGAAGAGCTTGAAACTATCGAGAGACAGAATCAGGCTCTTGCCGCTCAAGATGTTTCTGATTTGAAATCTACTTTGCAAGACATTGCCAACTTCCGATTTGACGAGACGGGCCTAGACAGTCTCAAACCATTTGAGGCTTTGACCAAGAAGATCACTGATCAGTTTGAAGCACAATTGCAAAAAGCCAGAGAGCTTGCCAGCACACTCAATGCAGCAGAAGCCCAAAAACTGCTTGCAGACCTTGACAAAGTAGAAGAGCAATTTGATGCAATCAACGTCAGACAAGAGGCTGTGAACCAACTGGCCCGAATTCAAATAGCAGAGTTTCGAGAAATCACAGAGGAGTTGGAAAAGCAGGCCGACGCCGCCGAGTTGGATTTGGAGATCCAGAAGAACAAAGGCACGGCGCTTGGCGATCAGTTGGAGCAGCAGCGTGAGCTTGCCAAGATCCAAGAAGAGTTTTCCAAGAAGCGTGAGGAGTTGGAAGAAAGATTCAGAGGCGGACGGCTTGAAGGTATCAGGCTCACAGAGAACGAAGAAAAGGTGCTGGCTGATGCCTTGGCTGAGTTGGACCGCACTGAGCGTGCCCGTGTTGCGGCCGTGCTTGCTGGCGAGAAAGAGATCACAAAAGAGAAGAAGAAGCAGCTGGCCATCACTGACCAGACCTTTGACACCGGCTTCGGAGAATCGGTGTTCATCCGCAAGTTGCCTGCTGGCGATGCTGCCCAAGATGCGATCATCCCGGTGCAGGCTCCTGACGTTGGACCATTGCAGACGCCAGACATTGACCTGGCTGCTTTGACTGGCACGGTGCAGACGGCTGAGGATTCTGTGGCATCTATCCTGCAGGCCATCTTCAACCAAGACACAGATCGGAATACACTGCTGCGAGACATTCGCACCGGCATCAACAAACTACAGACCGTCGGCGGCGGCGGCACATCACGGGCATTCACCTAATGGCAAACTCCCAATACGAAAACAAGAACACCGGCGGCATTGAGTCGGACCTGCTGGCGCAGCAGACGTCAGCGACGCGCACCTTCACAGTGATCAATGATCCGTCTGGTGCCGAAGATCCGATCACGAATGAGTTTGAGGCCTTGGCTCTTGTTGGTATTGCTCTTGGCGATCCGCACCCAGACAACGCGGTGCTCACCTGCGTGCGATACCGAGCGGAACGTGAGCCAGACAATGATGACGTCTATCGAATCACATACACCTATCAAACGCCTGAAGTCATTGACCCGGGCGGGCCTGACGTTGGTGATGGCCAAGAAGAGTTCCGGCAAGCCGTCAACCTGCGATTCTCTCAGGTGCCGACCAAAGTCTGGCGCGTTGATGATCCACCAAGCGACGCGCTGAATTATGAATCTACCGGCGACATTGGCGGCCGTGCCATTGACGTCAAAGGCCAGTTGCTGACGTCTACGTTCAAGACGATCGCGGTGCTTGACATCACAATGCGTGTGGCCGTGAGCATTACACAAGGCAACAACTACATCAGCAGGCTGAAAGACTTTGTTGGCAAGCGGAATCTGGGCCCATTCTTGGGCGCAGAAGAAGGCCAGTTGAGATACCTGGGCGCAACCACGCGGCGCATCCAAGATGATGAATACCGCCAACTCTATGAGGTCACGCACTCAATCGGATACGACCAAGCGTTCCACCAGCAACAAACGGTGACGCCTTTGGATGGCGCTGAGTTTGGTATTCAATACTCAACAGATACAACCGGAGATTACGACCGCCGAGCGTTCCCAGTCGAGTGGTTCCAACCGTTCCCGCAGTTGGTCAGCTTCAACGGCCTTGGTATCAACATCTCATGACGTCCATACCTCGCATCACGGAAGGTCTCAACCTCTTCACGCCTGATCTGTTCAAGCGGATGGGCGAAGCGATTGAAGCCTACGAGGCTGGCATACCGTCGCCAGATCCAAGCGTGGCCGTGCGTGCTCCGTCGTTCTGGGCCAGCATCATTGGCTTCAAGTATCTGAATCCATCATCTGGAGAAGGACCAGACAACAGCTCAAAGCCGTTGGTGCGAGCATATGAATACATGTGGAGCGGGCCTCTTGGCAACGAGTCAGGCACTGATCCGGACGCGGAAGACTTCAACCCAGCGTTCAACCTGGTTGAAATCAAAGCATCTGATCCGGCAGACGTTGCGACGTATCTTGGCCTCAACGTCACCCGTCTGCGGAACGAAGGCAGACTCTTCAGGAATATGCCGTACATCAACTCAGGTGAAGAGATCACAGATACCAACGGCAATCTGATCGTGGGCCAAGGTGAGTTCTACCGACCCGACACCGTTGCCGTACAGGCTCCTGTGGTGCGCATGTGGCCGGTGTCTGTGTACTTCGATTACATCCAAGAAAACACGGCCTATGTGGTTCACGCCTTCAGCGCCACGCCAATGTTTGACGGAGTATGCCAGCAGACATGAGCATGCACCGCCTCTGCTGCTGTGATGGTGGTACTGAGCTCACCACGTTCTACGTGCGTTGCGAGGCTTTGCGATTCCCGCACGCATACTTTGAAATCGGCAACCAGCAAGACGAAGCCGGAGATCCGAAGCTAGATCTGTGGGTACTGGTTGAGGAAGGCGTACTGATCCCAGAGGACCAAGGCAACCCAGAGCACCTGTACATCTATGATCTGCCGTTCATCAGTAGTCCTGGTCAAACTTGGTTCGTCACGCATCCGTCAGGCCCAAAACCAACGGACTTCATCACAACCGGAACAGTGGGCGCTGGGTTCACTTCGGCTGATGCGTTCGCATTCAGAAATCTATTCTTGGCTACCGATGACATTGAACCAGATTTGGAATCTGTCATAGCACGTGGTCGTAACTTCTCAGTTCTCAGAAGGCAACCAGATCCATTCGACCCGAACGATCCGCAGCAAGTTTGCTTTGCGCGGGCTGGCCATCTGGTCATATCTTCTCTTGCCATTGATCCTCTCCTTGAAGACTGCAACTGCCAGCGTGAGTCATTCAGCAGAACGGCAGCAGCGCCTGGAAGCAACATTCCTGACACGATCAGCTATGGTGCGTTTGATCCCACGAGATTCTTGCCTGTCCATAGTCCTTACTCTGGAGTGATTCAAGAAAACTTCACGGCAAAGTTCAACTATCAAGGCCAGATTCAGACTGTTACTTTGGATCTGTCACCACAAAATCAATCAGTGGATGGCAAAATTACATATACAGGCGAGTTCACATTCCTTGGCATTCCAACAGAACAAACCTTGGTGCTCGAGCCAACAACTTCGGATATAGATCAGACATTCCCACGGCCTGGATTGTTCCCGCCTGATTCTCGGTATGTCCAAGATCAAACGAGATACAACCCAGCGGTTGACGTCGGATGCAACCCAGATGATGACTCATTCACGACTGATCACTTCTGCGGTGGCTTTGATGTTGTGTTTGGCAATCTCTTCCCGGGTGGGCCACTTAGTCCGCCTTTGGTAGATTGCTCTGGAGGTTCAGCCACAACCTTGCGGTGGTTCGGAGACAGACTTGAAAAATTCGACTGCTGCCCATAGTCGTGCCTGCCGGTATCACGCTGGCGATCGGTGCCTTCTATCGAGAGCCAAGACGGTTGATCACAAGTCGTGCTCCACTTGCATGATGTGGCGGCAGAATTTTGTATATGGCCTTGGCGACGTCGTGGCGCTGCTGGTCAACAACACGGTGCTGCGTCGGCTCAAGATACCTGGCTGCCGCTGTGCTCAACGTCAAGAATGGCTCAACCGATATGTACCTTTGAGCAACAGCACCAACGTGCCACGACAAGTCAACCCAGATGAAAAGCGCCCATGCGCCTGCAAGGATAAGAGCTAATGGCAACACTCACATGGACCGGCGGCGGTGACGGCACCACATTCACGGACGGTGACAACTGGGGCGGTACTGCTCCATCGAACGATGACACGCTGATCATCAACAGCACCAATGACAACATCGACGGAGCAGCCACTGGCCTCACTGGCATCACGTTCCGCGTTGGCTCTGGCTTCACCGGCACGCTTGGATCGTCTACGACCTACCTTGATCTTGATGGCCCGGTGCTCGAGTTCGCTGCTGGCGCTGGTGGCCATTATCTCACCGGCACCTGGACAACCGTACGGCTCACCGGCGGCAGCCCGTCCGGCAACTTTCTCAACTTCAGAGGCAACGCCAGCACGGACATCACGACCATCAACGCCAGTTCATTGAGCGGCACCGTGACCATCCAAAGCTCGGCCAGCCTGCAAGACGTCAACATGACCGGCCGCGTCGATGGCACGATTGTGATTGAGTCAGGCGTGGGTAGCCTTGCCGATATGGTCTGCTCGAGCGGCACATTGCAGACCAGCACCAGGGCGACCACGGCCAGCGCGCTCGGCGGCACGATTCGCACGCAAGGATCGGCAGCGATCACCACGGCTGAGGTTGACAGCGGCGGCGTGTTTGATCACCGAAGCAGTGGCACGATCACCACGCTCAACGTCTACGACGGCATCTTTGACCGCCGCAGCAACGAGACGGCTGGGTTCACGCTCACCAACGCTTCGGTCTTCACTGGCGGCCAGATCCTGGGCGATGGACCGCTGGACAACGTGACGTACACCAACGGCATCAGCATGCAAGGCGGTCGGGCTACTTTCCCAATCGGCTCATCTGTTTCGGTGTCCTGACCGGCTGCCCGTACAAATTCCAACGCAAGGCCACCAGCAGCTCACCGTGGGCTGTGTTGTGGTTCGCATCGTCGATGATGCCACGCACCAGATGAATCATGGCGGCTGGCTCGCGGCCTTCTGCGTGCCGTGTGACGTCGTGCAGCATGTTCAGCATCTTCATCCGTGTCTGATGGATGGCCTGGGCGTTCGGTAGGTCTTTCGTTTCGTGGATCATCTGCTGTGAAACGTCGCGGCCATGCCGTGCAAGGCTGTCATAGGCCAGCCAAGTCTGGGCGGAAGCAAAGCCAAAGAAGCGATCCATACCCGCATAATCGGCGGAAAAGCCAAAAAATGTCAAAAATCTGCAATAATGCTCTATATTATTCTGCAGTATGATCCGATACGGTGTATGATCCAACCCGGCCAAGTGGCCAAAGGAGGTACAAATGATCACCACACTGATTGCAAGCGTTGCACTGAGCATCGACATGACACCGCTGGAGCGGGCCATCTGGCAAGTTGAGAGCAACTGCCACGCCGGTGGCGTTCCGATCTACGGCGATGGCGGCCGAGCCGCTGGCCCGTTCCAAATTCACAAAGGCTACTGGCAAGACTCCAAGATCGGCGGCACCTATCCGCAGGATCTGTTTGAGCTGGACACCAGCGTGCGTTGCTTCCGTGCATATATGAAGAGATACGCCAAGCCGCACCGCATCCCAGAAGGCATGAGCAAAGACGAGGCGATGGCCCGGATGCACAACGGTGGCCCGTCCGCGTTGCGTGCCACTGGCAAGAAGAAACAAAACCTTGACCGCTACTGGGCCAAGGTGAAGCAGGTTCTCAAGGAGATCACCCAATGAACGACCCGCACCGTATAGTTATCCAGAAGTCTGCCGAAGAGTGGATTGTGCGCGACACCATCCAAGGCGATGAGATCCGCATCGGCAGTGCTCCAAACATTCGTTTAGCATCAGACCTGGCGGCTGATTTTGTGACCGCCTACGACCAGCAAAGGAGGCCCGAAGATGTCAATGCCGCTGACAATTCAGATCAGCGATGACGAAGCTATCCGCATAGTTATCAACGAAGCCGCACGCCGAGGTATCAAGTACGGTGGCGGCCGCCAGATCGCAACGGCGATCATCAAAGAATGGGCTGCAAGCCGCAGCCAATCATCGTTCCAAATTCACACCAAGGAGGTATTCAGTGACGGAACAAACACCAATGGGAGTGTGGGCAGCACTCAAGCAAGCCCAAGAGTCGATTGAAGCTGTAGGCAAAGGCTCGCAGAATCAATACCACGGATACAACTACACCAGTGCAGAGGACATGCTGAAGGCTTGCCGTAAGGCGTTGCACGATGCTGGACTCGTAGCCTACCGATTGTCTTGGAAGATCATCACAACCGAAGCAGGCGTCATGGTGCTCAGTCACTTCTGCATCGCTCTGGCCTCGGATGAAGATGAATCGGTGTCGGCCC